AAATTGCAACGGCACAATTATAGGCGATGATCCCCGCACAGCCTATTGTTTGACATGTACAAGGCCAGTGCATCAGCCATTTGTGTATCGGAAGCGATCCATTGAGCAAGAATTTATCCCCAGGGAATACAAACCGATTAACAGAGGTAAGCGTGGAACGTGTGAGAACTGCCTCCGCCCTGAATTATGGCTGACAAATAAGCTCTGTGGTGCCTGCCATAGCCAGATTTATATCAACAGGTACGGGAAACAATACAAGTACGATAAAAACAGCGTAGAGGGCAAGCGGCGGCTGATTGAGTACCGGGAAATGAAATGGCCTGAAAAGTTCAGGGGCGGGGAAATAATAGACAATAATTTAATTACAATCAAAGAAAAGGCGGCGTGAAAAATGGCTAGAATGAGAACATTAAAGCCTGATTTTTTTAAAGATGAAGATTTGTCTGTGCTACCCTATGAAGCGAGGTTGCTTTATGAGGGGTTGTGGTGCTTCGCGGACAGAGAGGGGCGGCTTGAGGATCGGCCAAAATACTTAAAAGTTGAAATTTTCCCATATGACAATATTAATATCGAAAAATTGTTAAATTTGTTATCAACACCCAATATACAAGACAGGCCCGGGAAAGTTTTTATTCGCCGCTATACTGTAAATGATCGCAAGTATATTGATATTCCAGAGTTTTTAAAGCATCAATCCCCACATAATACAGAGAAAGAAAGTTATTTACCTGCCTTTAACGGTTCTTTAACGGTTAATGGTTCGTTAGAGAATAACGGCGTGCATGATGCACACTACCCTAAACCAGTAAATCTTAATCTTACCAATAAATCTTTATTAAATGCGTTTGATCAATTTTGGAAAGTTTATCCGAAAAGAAAATCCAAGGGACAAGCCGAAAAAGCCTTTTTAAAAATCAATCCTGATGAGCAGCTCTTAACGAAAATCTTAGAATCCGTTGAGCAGGCCAAGAAATCAGCAGAGTGGGTAAAAGAAAAAGGCAAGTATATTCCACACCCAGCAACATGGCTTAACGCTAAAGGCTGGCTTGATGAAGATACGGAAGCACACCCTTTGGATGGTATTGTGAGTGATAAAACGATTGGAACGGTAAGAATGCTTGATGAGTGGAGGCCTCCTGCATGAAAAATGAAATTAAATTCAAGGAATATATGGCTACGCTTTGTGAACTACACGACCGCACAATGTCGAAACTATTAACAGATTTGTATTGGAAAGTTTTAGAGCCATTCACTGATGAAGAGTGTGAATCCGCTTTTAAGGAAATTATTTATTCAAACAAATTCTTTCCAAAACCGGCAGATTTTAGGGAGGTTCTTTGCGGGAAAAAAGAAAACAAAGCAACGATGGCATGGCTTGAAGTCTTGAACGCAGTTGCCAGGATAGGTAATTATAAAAGCGTAAAATTTAATGATCAGTTAATTCATTCGGTTATTAACGCAATGGGTGGATGGCCTCAACTTTGCCTAATGGAAAGCAACGACGAGAAATGGAAGCAAAAAGAATTTGAAAGACTTTATGAAGTTATTTCTGAAAGAGGCGGAAACCATCCTGAATATTTGCCCGGGACTTGCGAAATGAATAATTTTAGTACAGGACGCGATTATAAACCGGAAATAATCGAAATTGGATTCAACGGGAAAAGTAAAAAACTTTTAAATTAAGAGAGGTTAATATGCCGGACGTAGTGCAAGAGGACATAAACAAATTTGGTCATAAAATCGTCAAGATTTATTACGACACATACCAGGGCGAAGCTAAATTTGTAAATCTCACAATTAAACAAGCCGCAGCGGTAGCCGATAACATCGACGCTATTTATCGGTTTGTGGATAAATGTCAGAAACCGGGGAGATAAGGTTTAACAGGGGTAGGGGAAAATGGGAAATTTTTTTATTGGAAGTTGGTTAAATAATACAAAAATAGCGCAAGCGTTCGGGAAGAAATATAGAGTTTATGGAACGAAAATTATATTTCTAGTTAGGCCGTGGAGAGTTACTATATTTACACACAATCATCGTATAAGATTATGGATTAAATAGGATAGCTATGGATATTCTACGACAAGAAAGAATAAATAACCGCAAAGGGATTATGGCCGTTCTTGAGCCGATCCTTGAAATACATACATGGCGTGGAATGTTGTTGCATATACAAAACGAGAAATATCCATTGAGGTATGAGGGGAACCGGCCATATTTTTACAAACACGAATTAGAAAGTTTTATTCACAAAACACTAAAGTTTGAATCAGAATAAGTTCACCATTTTTCACCATTCTTCATCTTCTTTAAAATTAACATTTAAAATAGAATATAGCCATGAAGAAAGTAACTCCTAAAGACAAATCTAAAATCAGAGAAGAAGTATTATCAGAGACACAGCAAGCCTTTGAGAAAGCCGGATTCACCGCTGAAAAGATAGCTCAAGAACTGGCTTTAATCGGTTTCTCGGACATGGCGAATCATGTTGATATTGGCGATGATGGCTCTTTGCAGATGAAATCAATCGAGGAGATGGGGAAGCACAGTAAGGTTATTAAGAAAGTCAAAGAAAAGACCTTTATCACCGAATCTAAGGACGGAAAGGAATTATACAAAACAAGCCAAGTTGAATACGAACTACACGATAAGTTGGGAGCATTGAAGCAGGCTGTTGAAATAGTAGGCATGAAGGCACCGGAGAAACACGATGTAAAAGTTGATACCCCATTAACCATTAACATCATTGATAAGTTTAAAAAATGACCATTACGCTACCTCACAATTACAAGCCGCGAGATTATCAGAAAGGGTTGTATAACTGCATAGCCAATGGATATAATCGCGGCGTTGCTGTTTGGCATAGACGGTCAGGCAAAGATAAGACCCTTTTAAATCTTATTGTAAAAGAAGCTCACAAGCGCAAGGGCGTTTATTATTATTTTTTCCCCACCTATAATCAAGGCCGGAAAGTTTTATGGGATGGCATAGATCGTGACGGCTTCAGGTACATGGATCACATACCACAGGAATTACGCGACAACACCAACCAACAGGAAATGAAAATCAAGTTAAAATGCGGTTCGATCATTCAGATCATCGGGACCGACAACATAGACGCTATCATGGGTACAAATCCCGTAGGATGCGTTTTCTCTGAATACTCCTTACAGAACCCTGCGGCATGGGATTTAATACGTCCTATCCTTGCGGAGAACGGCGGATGGGCTGTTTTTAACTATACACCGAGGGGAAGGAACCACGGATTTATTCTTTATGAAATGGCGAAGAATAATAAAGAGTGGTTTTGTGAACTATTGAGCGTTGATAACACCGATGTAGTAAGCGCAAATATGATTCAGGCCGAGCGAGAGGCAGGGATGTCCGAGGAAATGATTAAGCAGGAGTTTTATTGTTCCTTTGAGGCCGCGTTATCGAGTTGCTTCTTTCAAGGTGTTTTGGAAGGTCACAAAGACGTTCAATCAGGCATAACGGGGAATTTATTAATCAACAAGGAGAGAGACATTGAATTTAACGACAATCGAGAAGGGATTTTAGAAATATGGAAATACCCTTACTTCCTTACTGAAAAATGGGATAAACACAAATGGACTTATCGCTATTGTATAGGTTCTGACATTGGAGAAGGATTGCAGAGAGACTTTTCAACTGCTTATGTATTTGACCGCCACTTAAAGATATTTGTGTCCCGGATGGCGTCAAACAAGATTGATTCCTATAAGTGGGGAGATCGTTTATTCAGCCTGTCAAAGTATTACGAGAACGCCTTGATAGTACCCGAAAGAAACGGGGCCGGAATAACCACCATTGACCGGCTCATCCAATTAAAAGCCAATATCTACGTCAAAGAGAAGATCAACGAGATAGGGAAACTCATCACCAAACAATACGGATTCCTTGAAACCAAAGAAGCAAAGCAGCTTGTTTGCGGAAGCCTTAAATCATATCTGGCACAAAAGCATCCTGTGTATTGCCGGACGTTGCTTGCAGAGTGTTCTACGTTCATCAAGGATGAAGAAAAAGAAAAGCTGGGGGCAGAGGAAGGATTCCATGACGATCATGTCATAGGGGCAGCTTTAGCCATTCATGGAGACTTCTATTTACCGAAGTGCGAACAGATTAAAAAAGAAAACAAGGGATGGAGAGAGCGCAAAGCCGACGAATCGGCAAGGGAGGCAAATTGGGCAGCGTAAAAATAGAAAAAAGAAAACAAGTAATTTTCTTATGGGAAAAATGGTTTCGTGGTTTTCGGGTGGGGCAGACGATGTATGGATACGCTCCGTTTGCTATTCTCGGAAGTAAACATTGGTGTTTCGGCATTACGGAGGCCTATCTTTGGACATGGGATAAGGATGAAGTATGGACAGCTTAAGAGAACAGGCATTAAAACGCAATCAGCGCATAAAAGAAGTCGTAAAATTAGATCGTCGTCTTTTAGAAGCGTGTGAAGAGCTGCGTTATACCGTGGAACATTCCGGCAAAGACGCCGACATTATTCTGGCAGGCGGAATATTCAGAAACAAAGACCCGGAAAGAATCATGACAGTCAAAGTTGACGGCGTGGAGATTGGTTATAAAGTCAAACAGTGTTCAGTGTTAGAAATAAATCCGTATTATGACCGCTACTGCTACATCAAGACGCCAGATCATAGACTGTCTGACCTGACCGATAAACAATTAGCGGTAATCAAATTCACCGTATTGGAAGCGTTCTTTGAGCCACAGCAGGGCGGC